ACTTTTTTATGATACAACATCCTACAAAGGGTAGTATGGTCTATCACCCCTGGCCCTATCAAAAACGATTGATTGAAACATATCACAAATATCGTTATTCAATCAGTTTGATGCCTCGACAATCAGGAAAATCAACGTCCGCCGCAGGATATTTACTTTGGTATGCTATGTTTGTCCCAGACAGTACCATCTTAGTTGCGGCACACAAGTATACAGGTGCTCAGGAGATTATGCAACGCATACGCTATGCATATGAAAACTGTCCCGATCACATTAAAGCAGGTGTTACAACATATAACAAAGGCTCATTAGACTTTGAAAACGGATCTCGTATTGTTTCAGCAACAACTACTGAAAATACAGGTCGTGGTATGTCTATTACACTATTATATCTGGACGAGTTTGCATTCGTTCGGCCAAGTATCGCTAAAGAATTCTGGACAGCTATTACTCCAACATTATCAACTGGTGGTAAAGCTATTATTACAAGTACCCCAAACAGTGATGAGGATCAGTTTGCTTTCATTTGGAAGGGCGCTAACAAGACAGAAGATGAGTTTGGTAATACCACTGAAGTGGGTGTAAACGGATTCAGAGCATATAGAGCATTCTGGAACGAGCAACCGGGCAGAGACCAGAAGTGGGCTGATGAAATGAAAGCACAGCTCGGTGAGGATCGTTTCAACCGAGAGATTGGGTGTGAGTTCATTATTGCTGATGAAACACTAATCAATCCAAACACATTGATTGCAATGGAAGGCATTGAGCCTGTAAGCCGTATAGGACAAGTTCGTTGGTATGATAAACCTACCAAAGGTAATATTTATTGTGTAGGATTAGATCCAAGCTTGGGTACAGGTGGTGATCCGGCTGCAATTCAAATCTATGAAGCAAACACTACTACTCAAGTGGGTGAATGGAAACACAATAAAACAGATATCCCTAGTCAAATTAAACTACTAGCACAAATAAACAAATATATAGCAGAATGTACTAATGAACCTAACAACATCTATTATAGTATTGAATGTAATGGTATCGGGGAAGCCGCTATCATATCATTAAATGAATATGGGGAAAGTAATATCCCGGGCATCTTTATTAGTGAAGCAGGTAAAGGTCGTAGAGGATTTAATACAACTAATAAAAGTAAACTAGCTAGTTGCGCCAAATTTAAAACATTGGTTGAAAGTAAGAAAATGACTGTAAATAGTCGTAGTCTTATAAGTGAATTAAAAGCGTTTGTAGCGCATGGTGGCAGTTATGCCGCTAAGATCGGGGATACAGACGATTTGATTATGGCCAGCTTACTAGTAACACGAATGTTACAGCAATTAAGTGATTATCATGTGAATTTAGAGTCACACATACGTGACCACGATGAGTATATTGCTCCGTTACCCTTCTTTGCAGTCATAAGCTAAGACGAAAAGATAAATACAATATGGCTAAAAATCAAGAATCAATCAACCGCTCATTATTTGAGCTATTACGTAGCAGAGGTTATGCCCCTACGTTATTAGATACTTCAGGTAAGGAAATTCCAGTTCCTGAAGAAGCAGAAGTCTTTCAGTTTAAATTCTCAAAAGACGGAAAAGAATACGGTACAGTAACAGCATCTATTGATGGATTACACAAGTTGGTAATTTATTTTGGTGATGACGTTGCTAATAGTGAAAAAGAAACTTCCACTAGTGGAGACGATTCATGGTATAAACTATTGAATCATTTAAAGCGTTTTGCACAGCAACACCAACTAAGTTTTGAGGTTAAGAATAGAGACCATTTAAAATACGATATGGCAAAAAGGGAACATATGAAAAAGCAAGAAAGAATATCAGAAGGCTACTATCCAATGGGTAAAAAAGCTAGTTATAATGACAATATTCCAACAATTAAGATTGTTATTGAACATAGCCGTCAAATTGAAGAAGGTGAACAACGTTATCGTAATGTAAACCGTATCTTCTTAGAAAATACACAAGGTGAAAGAATTCTTGCTCCTACAACTAAACCAGGAGTTGCTCAAATATACGCCCGTCATTTGGCTGAAGGTGGTTTACCACACGATGACCGTTGGAATCATATTGTAGGTCTATGTGAAGAATATAACAAGATGGGTGCTTTTGTTCGTGCCACACGTAATAATCAATTCAATGAATCAGCACAACAATTAGTTAATGAAGGTATTAACCACTATCAAAGTTTAAAAGAATCATTAAGCAAGATGCGTGGTGCACGTGGTTACAATGCGTACTTTGAATCATACACTCCTCCATTAATGGAAGATGAGACAGAAGAAAACAACTTGAATGAGTTGTTTGTACAAGAGACATTAGACCCACGTATTGAAAGTGTAATGCCAATATTAAGTAAGTTACATAAAAAAGTAGCTGAGATGAAAGAAGTTAATGAATTAAGCGAGTGGGCTGATAACTTAATTGACGAAGGTGCAGCCGTAGATGCATACATGGCAGGAAAGAGTCCGGCACTTGCTCATTTTGCTGACCAATTAGACAAAGAAGTTGATGAAGGTATGTTTGATAAAGTTAAAGATGTTGTTAAAACAGGTGCCAAAGCACTTGACAAATTTGTTACCGGTGGCGACAAAGAAGATTTACTAAAAGACTTGAAAGATAAAGCAGGTGTTCGTAATCCAGAAAATGGTAAACCAAGCATGGCATACAGTGATGTGGAGAAGCGTACTGATGAAGTTGACATGGGTCAAGCTGACAGTTCATTAAGAAATGAACCAAAGCAAAACAATGATAAAATGGATCACTTTACTGCGTTGGGTAAGGCATCAAAGAAAATGGGACATAACCATTTTATGGATGTACCTGATGACAAACTTGAAGCACTTAAAGCAATGGTTAAAAAATTCAGATCCGGCGAAGAAGTTGATGAAAGCGCACTACAAGCGTCCTTCGGTATTAAGAAGTACGGTGAACCTGGCATGCTAGCACTACAAGACGCTGGTCGTAAAGGTGCTAGTGAGAAAACAAAGCAAAACATTCGTGCTGAGTTTAGCGATAAAGAAAAACCTGTAACAGAAGGTCAAGAAGAACTTGATTTTATTAAACATTTAATTCGTAAATAAGAGAAACACGATATGTTTAAAGAAAATTACACAAAACCTAAAGTAATGATTACTGAAACCCGCACCTATAAGTTGTGGGAAAGTGCTGGTCGTAAAATAGTTGAAGCACAATTAACACCAGATCAAATCAAACAAATCTTTCAGTATGCACAAAACATTGAAACTGCAGGTGGTACTAATCGTACAATGATTGGTAAAGGCAAAGATGCCGCATCTGCTGTAGGTCAAGCTTGGGAAGAATTAAAAACTAAAGCACAGAATTCAAAACCTATTGATGGGTTTGAGAAAAAATATGATGCTATAGCACAACGATTAAAACAAGCAACTGGCGGTGATCAGGGTGCAATGAAGTATGTACAGAAATACCGTGACTTTGCTAAGAAACATCCTATAGCACAAGGTGTAATATATGCCGCACTTATTGCCGCAATTGGTCTAAGTGGTGCAGGCGTCGGTGGCGCGGCAGCATTAGGCTTATTTAAAATGACGGATAAGTTATTGCAAGGTGATAAATTTACTAGCGCCGCTTATAGTGGTGTAAAGACTGGTGGATTGGCATATGGTGCAAGTCAACTTGCTCAGTATTTTCAAAATCCCAAAGCTCCTTTACCCGACAATATTGATAGTGTCAAATTACCCAATGGTACTGACTATGTAGTTAAAAAGGGTGACACATTAAGTCAAATTGCTCAAAAGTATGGAGTTAGTGTTGAAGAATTAATGAAAGCCAATAACGGCGCAACAACAGTAACTCCTTCTGGTCAATCAATGACATGGAATGATCCTAATGCATTATCTGATGTTAACCCAATGGGTGACGCAGTTCCACCGAGTACTGGTGTACAACAAGACTATGATGTAAAGACTGCACCTAAAGTAGCTAATCCAGATAGAATAAATGTTGGTCAAAAATTAAATATACCCGGTGCGACTGGTTCAAGTCCATATCAAGGTGGTGTAGGCACCGCTGCCGATACATGGAACAAGATTGGTGCAGGCAAATATCCGTATGATCAGATATCAGCTAATCAGGCTGCTAAATATGGAATTGATACCGGTGGTTTAGGTGATGCTAGTAAAGCTGGCGGTAAAATGGCATCTGATGCAGCAGGTTTGAGCCAAGCAGATATTAACCAAATGCGTAATCAGAATTTATTTAGAATGCAAGATCAGGCTGATGCCGCATATTATGCAGATAAACCTGACGATGTTGGAATAAATCCTCGTAACAATGACGCAGTGGGAACCGGAATGCCTGGCTCAGCACAAGATACTCCGGCTTCTAATACAGTATCAGGTTTAACTCCCGAACAAAGGGCAAATCCTGCATTCCAAGAAGCATATCAAAAAGTAATGCAACAGTATGCTGATCAACCTATGCGTCGTGGAATACGCCAAAAAGCTATAGCGGCAGGCAAAGAGGCACTGGCGGCACTTGCTAATTCACCAGTAAATGAAAGTATTCAACTATCCGAATCACAAATCTTTTTATTGATAGGTAAAATTGTTGAAAGACAAAGACGTATTGATGAAGGTATCATGGATACTCTCAAAGGTGCAGCCGGCAAAACAGCAAATTGGGCTAGAACAAAAGGTCAAAATCTAACAACTAAAATTACTGCTGATAAGTTATTACAAGCATGGAAGAAAGCCCAAAGTCCTACAGATAGTGATGCTGTTGCCAAAGTTATGATTAATGCTGGTGTACCACAAGAGACTGTTACTAATCTAATGAAGAACTTTGTACAAGGCCCGTCAGCTGGAACAAATACAAACGTTTGGCAAGGTGCAGATAGAAGTATACCTGCTATTCAAAGAAAGCAACAAGGTCAATCATTTGCCGCTACTCCTAATAATGCTCAAGGACAATCTACTACACAATATTCACAAGCTTCTGGATTACCACCCGGAATTAATCCAGAAAAGGTAAATGCGGCACAACAAGCGGCAGGTTTACCCCCAGTATACAAGAAAACAGCAAATGGTGGATGGGAAGAAACTGACCAATACAAAGGATCATGGAAAGATGCTCCAATGACTGGTCAATGGGATCAATCAAGTGGTCAACAAACTAAAGACCTTTCTAATCCAAACCAATATAAAGATTCTAATTTTATAAGTAATACTACTGCACCAATGAGAACAGGAAGACAATCTTCGGCAGCCATCGCTCAGGCTAATAAAGGTGCTAATCCATTAGGTGGAGAAGTTTCAAAAGAAATAGATCAAATAGTAGATAAAATTAAAACAGTAAGACAGGATCGTAGACCTAAACTAGCTATGTATGGCAAAGAAAAATTTGACCAATTAGCACAAGAAGTATCACCACAAACTACTCAATCAACGCAAGAACCGGCAGCCGATAATACAATAGAAATGCCCAAGAAAAGAACTAGAACTAGAACTAAAAAAGTAGCAGAAGGTGAATTTGCGGGTAACTATGCTACAGGTATAGCGGGTCAATGGCGCAACAAAGGTCCTAAGGCAAACAAGCCAGCAACGATTGGTGATCTAGTCGGTGAAGGGGAAGAGACTGATATTACTAAGAAAAGAGTAGATAATCCTCCTATTAAAGGCACGCCAAACAAGGCCAAGACCGGATATTATCCTACTCCAAAACCTCCTGTTAAAAAATTAGATACACCTTATACTAAAGAATCAGTAGCTGAAGGTTCAGAGGATTTAGCAAGAATACTACATATTGCTGGAATTAAAAAATAAGATTTGGATAGAACACATGAAGATTTCATCATTATTACGTGAAGCTGAAAAACCTGATCAGGGTACGGTTAAAGGGTTACCAGTTGATAAAGATTTAATATATCAAGCTAGGAATAAATATCCTGGTTATGATAGCCAACAAGCATTGACATTGTATATTGCTGATCAAATGACCACTCAGGAAAAAACTGATTCAGTACAAAACAAATTAATTGATACACAAAAGCGTGAGAATGATCGTTTAAGAGGTGCAGTAGATTCATTGGGACAAGAACTACAAGATTTTGAACAGCAATCAATTGAGACCGATCGTGAAGTTGAAAGATTAAAACAATTAAGTAGTACGCTAACTTCTGGTGGCACAGACTCTAAACGTAAAGCAAAATTAAGTGCTGATGATTTAGAAAAACTTCAGGCAGATTTAGAAACATTAAAAACTAAACCTGGTATGGATCAAGACAAGTTCAAACAATTAGCACAACAAATTAAAACAATGACTGTTAATCCGTCAGTAAGTAATGCAGATATAGAAAAAATAAATTCTTTATTAGATACACTTAATAAACAAAAAGAAGTTGGTGATGACTTGTACAAAAAAGTTGAGAACCAATTATCCAAAACACAAGAAGAATTAAATAAAAAAGAAAATAGATTTGCAAACTATATTGATAAGAAAAAAGGTGAAGTTGGCACCATGCAACAAACTCATGCTGGTGAAATTCAAAAATATGCTGATATAATTAACAATTATCAAAAAGATATTAAGAACTTTGATAATGAATTACAGAAGATGAAAAAAGAAAAAGATATCATGTATGATTTAAGAGCCGGTATTATGCAAGATGCAGAAGATATTGGTAAAATGAAAAATGATGTTAGTAAAAAATTAGATTTTATTAATAAACATATTCAGAAGATAACTAACATAGACTCCTCTCCTACAGATGTAGCGGATGTTCCTTGGCTAATGGGTGGTGCTAGAAAAACACAAAACACGCAACAGACACAAAATATGCCTGCGAATGTGCAAGAAAGTATAATTTATACAGAAGGTTATACTCCTAAACCATCTCGCCAATATCGTAATATTAAGTATAACGAATGGATAACAAAACATTTTTTAGGATTGTTTAATCTGTTTAAAGGAAGGTATGCTAATGATTTAAGAGAAAAAGGTTATAGTGATAAACAAATAGCTGACACATTAGAAGAATATATTCCTTTATTATACAATTTGGGAAATGATAAGACTCCGTTGACACCTGATGAGGTTATACCTTGGGCAGAAAATGTTAAAGATAAATTATGGGAATTACCAGCTCAACAAGAAATGTTTAACGAAAGCCTAGATAAAACATATGCCCGTATGTTGGATAACATCATTGGTTTAGATTACATCAAAAAGGGTTAAAAACCTATAGAAAAAAATGTGTTTGCCCACAACAGGCATAAATACTATTGACATTGAGAGTTAGTACTGCTATACTAACTCTTGTGTTAGTCACTAATAGGTAGTGGCGAATATTAAAAACGAGACCATCTCAATTTATAAGGAAATTTATCATGGCATCATTAGCAGAGATTCGTGCCCGTATTGCGGCACAAGAAAACAAATCAACTTCTGGTTCAACACAGAAACAATCAGATAACTCTATCTACCCCCACTGGAATATGGACGAAGGCACAACAGCCACATTGCGTCTATTACCCGATGCAGATAGTAACAACCCATACTTTTGGGTAGAACGACAAATTATTAAACTTCCATTCAATGGAGTTAAGGGTGATCCTAATGTCAAGCGTATTGAAGTTCAAGTACCTTGTGTAGAAATGTATGATCCTAAAGCACAATGCCCGATCTTAACTGAAGTTCGTCCTTGGTATAAAGATGAAACATTGAAAGAGTTAGCAAACAAATACTGGAAGAAGCGCAGTTACTTGTTTCAAGGTTTTGTTCGTCAAAATCCAATTGGTGATGACAAAACACCATCTAACCCGATTCGTAGATTCATTATTAGTCCACAAATCTTTACAATCATTAAAGCAAGTTTGATGGATCCTGAGATGGAAGAATTGCCAACAGATTTTATGCGTGGTCTTGATTTAAACATTAAGAAAACAAGTAAAGGTGGATATGCCGATTACTCAACAAGTAATTGGGCACGTAAAGAGTCAGCATTGACTGAAGCAGAGCAGGCAGCTATTGAAGCACATGGCTTGTATAATTTGGCAGAGTTTTTGCCAAAGCGTCCCGGAGAAGCAGAGTTACGTGTAATTAAAGAAATGTTTGACGCAAGTGTAGACGGTCAACCATATGATTTAGAGCGTTGGGGTAGTTACTATCGTCCTTGGGGACTAGAAGCACCTGCAGGAGCGACAGCGGATAAACAAACAGCTACTACTGAAACTAGGGCACCCGCAACAGCACCCGTAGCAGAAACTTCAGCACCATGGGAAGAAGATGCAATGGCAGCTGCCGAATCTATTAAGGTTCCAACATCACAACCTTCAAGTGATAAAGCACAAGACATTCTAGCAATGATTCGTGCTAGACAAAGCAAGTCTTAAAAGGTAATAGGGAGCATTTGCTCCCTACCTAAGGAGAACTCTATGACAACAAGTGACGAAAGATACCGCGCCATAAAGCAAGGTAAAAAACTATTGGAAGAATTATGCGATCCAGGTAAAACTCCTCGTGTTCCTAGTATCATTAGAGATAGGGCAAGGGGTGCATTACGACATTACCCAAATGATTGGGAATTGGAATCTATTGCAGAGAAATGTCCAGATATACTAGACAAGCAAACATTTAGTGTATATACTAATGGTGTACACGTAAAATAAAGGAAATAAAATGGCTAAGAAATTAAACAAACTATCAAAAGTAAATGAATCATTTACTGTAAATCGTTATGATAACGGCTTTATGATTGAAGTGGGTGGAAGAGACAAAGAGAATGACTGGAAAAATTGTAAAGTAATGTGCAGTACAGAAGCAGAACTATTTGAAGTAATCAAAGAAGCACTAAGCATGGAAGTGGAAAGTTAATATGGCAAAACCATTTGATATCAGTAAGTTCCGTAAGGACATTACAAAAAGTATTGAAGGTCTATCAATAGGATTTAACGATCCTACTGATTGGATTTCAACTGGTAACTATGCTCTCAATTATCTCATTAGTGGCGACTTTAATAAAGGCGTACCTCTTGGTAAAGTTACTGTCTTTGCCGGAGAGTCAGGAGCAGGAAAATCATTCATCTGCTCAGGCAACC